GGTCTCTAGTTCTTTGTACGATACGGATTTGCGCAACTCTTCCCATACTTTGAGAATAGCGTCGCGTATTTTCGGTTGATATTTATCAATAAAGGCAGGGTATGGATCTGACATAGCCGCACACTCAGTAAAGGGTAATGCGGCTATTATAGCACGGTGGTGTTTGCGGGGTTAGTCGCTGATACGTTTGTACATCAAGTCAACGAGGTTGTCGTGATACGCGTTTAAATCTGTAGCACCTAAATGCGAGTCTTTTACTAATCCAGAACCCATACAGACGGTCACTTGGTATGGTTGATAATCGGACTCCATACATACGCATAGGTACGCACCGCTCCGATTAGGTTTTTCATGCGTGAACCCTAACAGTTCGTATGCTTCTTTAACGTTCTTTTCCATCGGTTTCGCTCCTTATAGCATGGTGGGGTTATTCCGCGGTAGGAGGTGTTAAGTTAGATTAGATATTGCAGTACGTACCGCTTCAGCACATTCTAGCGCAGCCTTATAACTGTCAAGTTCAAGGCATACCCCTTGTCGTTGGGCTTCTAGTGTCTGCTCGTGCTGCACCAACTCGGCCAATATCAGTTCTTGCAGTTTCTGTTCTAATGTTTCCATCGGTTTCGCTCCTTATAGCGGTATAATGCCCGTAGCGTGGAATATTAAAAGCCACGCTACGACTACTAGGAAGTAATGACGTTTAGTCATTGGTAATGCACGCACACGGGGTGCCCTCTATCTGATAGAAGACCCCGCTACCGTCACAGTCGCGACAATCCATTCTACCTTTCAACAGGTCGACTTCCTCTTTAGTCAGTAGCGGGTTAACTTTAAAACCCTCGTGGAGATAACAATCGGGTGATACGTCTTGCGGTTCTTCCGAGTACCCGAAAAACATCATAGAGTACCCTTTAAACGCGGCGTATTCTTCCGCTTGCTTTCTGTTACAAACTTGTTCGTGACCTCTAAGGTCTAGGGTGTTCGCTTCTGCCATTTCTCATTCGCTCCTGTTTTATCAATAATTCGAGGCCGCCGACGGGCCAATACTTAACGCGTATTCCTCGGCGTCCTACTGTCTTAAATGCCAAGCCGTCGTCTACTAGACAGTTTAGCAGGTACTTAATTTGCTTCCAGTCAAACTGTGGTAAGTGCGGTTCGACGTGGCGTGCGTTGATACCGTGATCAGCGCAATCCTCGTCATGGTCACACGGCGGTAATGTGGCGTTGCGTACCGTAGCAGTTAGTAACGCACGGTACGCTCGATAACGCCTGTTTAGGTATGGTACTCGGGGCATTACTTACCGCCCGCACGACCTAGTAATACGGCATACTCCACGGAGTACCATGGACCCGATCCGCCTTTAAGCTGGCCGAACAGGTAGTCGTCCATACATGGTCGCAGGTATTCGACGCGGAACTCGTCACCACCACAGCACACAATGTCGTCAAGCTGTACCAGACGCGTATCGGTGTACTGCGCGGGTTTAAGGTCTAGCGGTGAAGAGTCGACCCACATGTATTCGTCGCGCACCGCTTCGACACTGTCGGCCTGAATGACGATCGTGTCGCCGTCGAGCGTTACCGCTCTGTAAAAATCGGTCATATAATCAGACCCCCATCCATGGATTGACTTTAATCTTGCGCTTTTTCGGTGCGTCAAGGCGTCGAGGCTCTCCGACTTCGCCCGACCACGTAACAGTTACCGACCCGTTAGGGTTGCGCGTCTGAACGGGTGCCGGTTCGCTGCCTTTGTACTGCATACCATAATACAAGTTGGTCAGGTCGGCTTGATGGAACGGAAGACCCGCACAGTACAACGCTTCATTAATAAATTGTTGCTCTGATTTCCATTGCGGTTTTGAGCGCAGTTTGTCGGCGCTGATAGTCATTTTAAATGTCATGATGTACTCCTAGTTTTGTTGACAGGTGAAAATATACCGTGTAATAATAGAAACAGTCAAGTAAATAACGAGATTAATTTCATGTTCGAAGGGATACCGACTAATGCTAAAGACGCGTCCGGGCTGGGATTGCTCTACTATCAATCTACGACCCCCTGTAAACGTGGTCACACATCACTACGACGCGTGAGGAACGGTGTGTGCATGGACTGTGAATCGTTACGTAAAAAAGAACGTCGTAAAAAAGAACGTAAACCTAGTGCGAAGAAATTAGCGGTGGAACTAGGCGAAAAGTCCTATCACGGTAAAAGGTGCGCGGTATGCGATACCAAGGAAAAATACACTAACAGTTCACAGTGCGTTAGGTGTTCCAACCACCGCATGACACCCGACGAGATTAAGCTTTTGATCATAACGCAACCACACAAACACGTAACATGGTACGCACGCAAAGCACGCCGTAAGGTTTCGGCAATATACGACGCGTACCAAGCTTTAAACATTCCACGACGCGGGAAACCGCAACACTATATAGGGTGAACACCATGACAGAACTGTATTACTTCCCGAAAAAGAAAAACAGTCCTAAATGGACCGGAACCATGAAAGCAGGATACTCCCGCCGCAAAAGGGTGTTATACGTAAGCCGTTACACACATAACCGCATCGAACAGGAGCGCACCGTATGACCACACCGCACACAGAACACTTACCTGACGAGCTAACCGAGTGGGCCGAGCGTTTTAATATCGGCCCCGACGCTTTGTTTAGCCTGTACAGTATCCTAACCGCTCCGCTCGGGTCGTCCGCGCTGGGCGACTTTGAGAAGAACAGCGAGACATGGGTACAGAACACGCTGCGCGTCGTGGCGTCGTCACGAGAGCATACGTATTTGTGGCGTAACAACGTCGGCGCGACTGAAACGCACGGAGGCGGTCAGCTACGTTACGGCCTGTGCAACGAGTCGAAGAAACTTAACCAACGTTTTAAATCGTCCGACCTTATCGGCGGTACTCCGATCGTCGTCACGCCTTCCATGGTTGGTAAGCGTTTGATGGTCTTCACGGCGGTCGAGGTGAAGCGTGTCGACTGGTCGCCAGGTAAGGACAAACAGCGCGAGCGTGGCCAGTTACGCTTTATTAACGCGGTACGTGCTGCGGGAGGTATCGGGTTTTTCTGCCGTAATCCTAACGTATACACATCGTTTTTAGACCATTGGCAAGTCCCGCGAGTCAGTGACAGACCGAAGATTAAGCGTGTACGCCGCGCCGAATAATGTTACACTAGCTCGTATTATTAGACTATAGAGGCATTAAACATGCGAGAAGATACACGATTGCACGACCTCAAAGCATGGGTCGAAAAGTACGGGCTAGAACACATCCACGCACTGAGCGGGTTTACGGGTAGTCGCACACTTAAACAGTACATTTCACAGGGACGCGCGCCAAGTTGGGCGACGTATCACAAAATTCGACGCGCTTTAGCGTCGGGAGCGTAAAACATGCGTTTGAAGTTAGGGAGCCGTATCAAGCACATAAAAACACGTACGGAATACACTGTTATCGGCTTGGGTAAATGCAAAGTTGGTTCAGACTGGAAAGAGTGTGCGACTTATGAGAACCGGAAGCGCGAACAGTTCACTAGAGAGCGTGACGACTTTCAAGGTTTCGTAATACTGGCGTAAAACCTACTTGTAATATTAGATTAAACCGACTAGTATTACATCACATCACAGGGCGGCACACCGTCGCCCGTTTAACCGTACGAGGCACCACTTACCACCGCTAGACAATAACCCGCGCGATGCGCTAACATCATCCACCTAATAGTTACAGGGATAAACCCTAACAGGAGCGATAGTCATGGAACTTAAACAGTTCTTACACGTCTTACGTAAAAAAGACGGGATCACCATTCAATTCTCACACCTCGGCTTCATCGTGAAGCGTCACGGGGAAATACTCGATCAAAGAGGTAACCACTCACCTGTAAAACCTATCACACGTACTGAACGTGTCCGCAAAGTCGGTAACATGTACTCTGCAATCGCTTCAGCGTGTCGCTATATGTCGGGCGACCTACGTGCGCTTGTAGGTGATTTACTTGCGTGCATGGCCTCATATAAGGAGCGTCGGTAATGAATCAAGCGCTTCAACTACTCACCGACGTGTGGGGCTCTCCCTCGGGACACTTTCGGGTGTTTCACGATTCCATTCGCGACCCTAAGCTCGCCCGTAAATTTCAAGGCGACTTTAATACCGTAGCGGCTGAACTGTCTGCGTACAACCAGCAGGGGTACGGCGTTTACTTCGTGGTGAACCATGGCGGCAACGAAGACAACACGATCACACACGCTACAGCAATTATGATCGACCTTGACGGTGATGTGGGTTTACCATCCGAGTGGCACGTCGTACCGCACATCATCACACGCAAGGGTGAGACGGGAAACTATCACGCCTACTGGTTACTAGAAACGACGACCGACCTGCACGAGTGGTCACGCACATGTAAGCGTCTTATTGCTCAGTACAACTCAGACCCACGTATCCATAACCCCTCGCGTGTGATGCGTCTACCGGATTTCTTTCACTTGAAAGACCTTAACGCGCCCGAAATGTATAACGTGATTTATCGTGGTGACCATCCTCGATACGCGCTTGACGTTGTGGCGACGGGACTGCCTGAAGTATCACACGACGCTGTGACGTCTGGACCGCGTGGCGAGACGCTTATCGAATCGGACGACGTGTTCGCTATCGATCGCGGCGTTCAGCACCTTACGAAATGTACACCAAGCATCGAGGGCGATTCGGGGAACCATCACGCATTCACAGCGGCGGCACGTTGTCGCGACTTGGGTCTGTCTGAGGGTAAAACGCTTGAACTCATGCTCGAGCACTTTAACCCGCGATGCGCGCCGCCGTGGGACGCTGACGAACTGGCCGTACCCGTGGCTAACGCGTACCGCTATGCCGCAAGCCCTCAAGGAAGCGACAACCCTCTAGGCGCGTTTCAGTCGCTAGGTATGTCCGCGAGTGCTCCTGTACCAGACGCACCACAGCCCGTGGCACCTGACGCACCGCAACCAGCCGTCGTTACAACACCTGCAGCGTCGTCACATGTGACAGGTATTAACCCGTTCGATATCACCGTTGGGTGCGGGTATACCAAGAACCATACGGAAAACAGCACTAGATTCCTTCAAGAGAACTATCCAGCGAAAACCCTCGTCGTACATAAAGAAGACTTTTACTACTTCGACAGTAAGAGCTACGTCGCGACCACAACGCAGGACATGAAAACAGGCTTAACGTTTGCCATGGCCAACGCAACACCTAGCGACTCAGACATTAACGGAGCGTTAAACCTCGTTAAAGCTTTGAGTAATCGACCAGTTACGCCTGGTGAGTACAAGGGGCGCGATAGTACTGGGCTTATTCTGTTACAGAACGGTATCCTTGATATTACGACAAACGAGCTACTACCGCATACCCGCGACTTTTTCAGTACGAATATTTTACCGTACGATTACGACCCGTCGGCGGGGTGTCCACGTTGGGACGCGTTCCTGCGCTCCACCCTTGAAGGAGACCAAGAGCGTATCGATTTCGTCGAGGAATGGCTCGGTTATATGATGGTGCGCGATTATTCATACCAAAAGATCGCTATGTTTATCGGTGTGCAGCGCTCGGGTAAAACCACCATATCCAACATCGCTAAACTACTTGTCGGTGAAACTAACTACATGGGTATAGGCCTTGAAGGTTTCGCGGCGGACGGCACTCTCGAATCAGCGTTAGACCGTACTGTGTTATGGGTGAATGACGCCGGCACGATATCAGGACCGAACCGCAGTAAAATCGTGGACCAACTTAAAACCATTTCGGGCAACGGTGACATATCGTGTGCGCGTAAATATAAATCGGCGTTCTCGGGTCGTGTACCTGGGCGTATCTCGATCACATGTAACAACGTCCTCGCGTTTAACGACGACTCGGGCGCGTTAGCCGGTCGCTTTGTGATCTGCCCGTTTAACAAATCGTTTTTCGGTCAAGAAGACCCAACACTGGAACGTGACCTCGCAAACGAGCTACCGGGGATCGCTAACCGTTGTATTACAGCCTTACGTCGTTTGCGTGCGCGTGGCCGCTTCCAAGAGCCTAGTATCGCAGCAAGTGAGCGCGAGTCTATTACGTATCGTTACAGCCCTGTCCTAGCGTTTATCAATGACGAGTGTGTCATAAGCGACGAGCAGCGTGTACATGGTGACCAGTTGTACGCACGGTATAAAATGTGGTGTATGCGTAGCGGTAGCAAAGCGATCCCGCAGCGTGCGTTCGTCGATGCTGTGCGCAGTTCTACGCGCGGAAAGACAGTTAAAAAAGTCGTGTCGATTAACGGCATAAAATTACAAGGCTTTGCGGGTTTGGGGCTTACTCCGAACGACGAGCCTGACAACGTGGCACCAATTCAGGGGGCGTTAGTATGATTAGTTACGGATCAGTGTGTAGCGGTATCGAATCCGCTTCAGTAGCGTGGGAACCGTTAGGTTTTACGGCGTCTTGGTTCAGTGAGATTGAACCGTTCCCGTGTGCTGTGTTGGCGCACCATTGGCCGCACGTTGCAAATCTTGGCGACATGTCAATTTTACCGGAGGCGGTACGCTATGGGGCAATCCCTGCGCCTGACGTATTGGTCGGCGGTACGCCTTGCCAAGCGTTCAGCATTGCAGGCAAACAAGAATCACTAGCAGACGCTCGGGGCGGGCTTTCTTTAATTTACGGAGACTTATTAAATGCAATCGACGAACAACGCGGAGAAGGTAATGAAGCGGTGTGTCTGTGGGAAAACGTACCGGGTGTGCTCAGTACCAAAGACAACGCCTTCGGGTTTTTGCTCGGATTGCTCGCCGGAGAATACACACTGGCTGATTGCATTAGCGGAGCAGCACAACCACTTGAAGCACAGCTCGGTGCGAAGCGTCAAAAGTGGACGAAGTCAGGTTGTGTTATTGGACCCAAAAGAACAGTCGCGTGGCGCGTCCTCGATGCCCAATATTTCGGACTGGCCCAACGACGCAAGCGTGTGTTTGTTGTCGCAAGTGCTCGAGACGGGTTCGATCCCGCAGCGGTATTATTTGAGCGCGAAGGCGTGCGCCGGGATACTGCGCCGAGCCGAGAAACGGGGCAAGAAGTTACCGGAAGCGTTAGAGAGGGCTCTCACTGGGATGATTCAAGAAACGCACACCCGACGTTAAACCAGTCGCACAACGTGGGCGGCATCGGTGCGAGCAATCAAGAAGTGTTCAGCCAACGCGGATCGGGTATTGTTTGGCCTGCCAACTTAGCGCCGAGCCGAGAAACGGGGCAAGAAGTTACCGGAAGCGTTAGAAGCGGCGTTACGTCTTCAGGTCACGTAGGGCACCGAATGGTCGCATTCGGTGAGTATAAAACGGATGAAACGTCTAGCACGGTGAAAGCTAGAGATTACAAGGCCGCGACGGATTTAATAACCGAGACGGTATCTAAAACACTACTCGCGAAAACTAACGACGCTATGGCGGACGACCTGCAAACCTACGTTGTACACGGCACGCAAGACCCGATCGTGTCGTCACACCATGCGCACGCGTTAGGGCGTAACAATGGCGCCGAGAACTGTGTACTAGCTTTCGCTGAGAACTCAAGAGCGGAGTTGCGATTTGAAGGGGGTGACGGGTCCCTGGTGGGCGCACTATCCACCGGAGGAGGTAAGCCGGGACAAGGCACCCCGGCAGTACTAGCTTTGCACGATAAAGCAACGTACACCGACGCCACGCCGATCGAGCACGAAATGACGGAGTATTCCACAGCAATGATGTGTACCATTTCTAAAATAGACGAGCAGATCGCAACGCTTAAAACGCAGCGTGACGCACTTGAAAAACATTTAAACGATTCGTTAATGGTCGGCGTTGTGTCGCCGTTGGAGGTGTGAGTTATGGGTACAGAGATATGGCTCGGAAGGTTCTTCGTCCAGCTCGACGCAGCAACGGAGTTATTTTGGACAGAACGAAAACTGGGTGGGCGGTTATACCACCTGTTAAACGTAGGGGTCTACGATATGCCACACATCCAGAAAGGATGTGTGGCATTCAATATTACGATCCTGTACGTTTCTTTTAAATTCGGATGGATACCTAAACGCTAAAACCAAAAACGGGACGCCTCTCGCAAGGTGTCCCGTCTCTATTACTCTTCGTCTTCCGTCGGTATCGGTGGTAAATTTCCCATACCGTCTTCAGGTCGTGCGGGTAATCCCGCCTCTTCTCGTAAATGGTCTTCCGTTTCAGGGTCGTTGAGCATGATGCCCGCTGCGGCCATGTCACGAACAAACGCGCTTACCTGGTCTAACGTTTTCTGAGTCAGTTCACCCGGTCGAACGTATGGCATGTACTCCGGTGGGAATCCGTTTAATTCCCACAGCATCGGTAATAGTTGCTTATTGACTACAGACACCATCATTTCAAGCCAACCGCTGATCGCCTTTAAGAACAGGTTAGACTGGTCTTCACCTAGCGCAAGCGATCCGCCTTTGCCGTCCGTACCCAACATTAGGAACGTGGCCAACAGACCGCGAGCGATCGCCGTGTCGTGTCGTTTAATAGCTCGATCAATATCGCCACTATTCGACACGCTCGGGGTTTCGAGTTTGAGCTCTGCCGCACGCATCGTCGTATATGAGTAACCGCCTTCGTTGTCCATGTTGCGGTACGGGCTTGCATATATCACCGCGCCCGACTGACTGTTACGCTTGATATTCTTTACCAAGTCCTCGTAAAACTGACAAGCTTGTTTCGCCGTAGTATCGCCCGCGTCGGCTTGCTTCTTGATACTCGCATCGACGTACATCACAGGGAAACCCGCGCCACGTTCGGCCAGTATCGCTTCGATTGCGATCAGCTTTTGCTTGTAGTACCAAGGGCGGTAAATGTGTCTAAACGCGCTACGACCTTCAGGGCTTGATTTGTAAGGGGACGCTACGAAATGTAGAGCACGTTCACGCGGTATGAGTCGGTCCCATTGTCCGGTCATGCCGGCCGGTGTGCGTTGGTACAATCCTGTGACTCTGTGCTGGTCATCCAGTTGCCAACCGTCTAACGTTTCTTGCGTCACGAGCATCAGGTCAGCGATCCCGATAGTGCCGTCCGCTTTCTTGTACACCGGCACGTCGAAGTAAGACCAACCAAAGTCGAGACACGACAGCGCGTTGAGAATGAAGTCGTCCCACGTTAAACACTGGTAACGGTCGGACGGGTCGCCTAAATCGTTAAATAACGTATTCTCGGCCCACTCGCGGTACTTCTCTGCCTCTTCTTCGTTGAGTTCTTCGTCGGGTGCCTTATCCACGTAGAACGTTACACCACGGAAGAACGCATCGATACCGAAGCGCATAGCCCCGATCGTCTCGTCGTTTGTCATTTGTCGAATAGTTCGACGGCCTTTACGCCCGCGTAGCTCCGGCTGATACTCGTCGATTACATCGATTTTGCCATAACTACCGCTGTGCTCATATCCCGCGACCGCTACCGGTTCGAATTGATCTTGGTCTGCCATTACGGACGCCCTGAAAATTAATATTGTTCGTAGTATAACACGGTGTTAGGTTGTTGACATGTGTTACACTTGCATGTAATAGTAGAGTTAATAGGATAAGCAAGAAGGTTTTAAATTAAACAATGATCACGCATTACATTGTTGTAGCTTTACTAGTGCTTGAGGTCGCGTTTAGATTGGATTTAATACTGGACGATTTTATCGCCTTACTCATATAAAAAAAAGCCCGCACGCGGCGGGCTTGTACATTGCTAATTGACTACTACACAGGGATAGATTCGATGTGCACGATAGCTTTACCGGCAACACATGTACCGTCCAGTGTAGCAACACCTTGGAACGAACCGTCAACAAAGTTGTTAGCGCGCGTACCAGTGTCTAGGACGATAGTCTGAGTCACACCTAGATCAGCTTCATCTACAGAACCAAAGCCTGAGATAGTCAAGCTACCGCAGCCTGAGCTGAATGCTTCAGTGACTTTGACTACACAACGAGTCAGGAAGTTGTCATCAGCAAAAGCAGGGCCGATGTTAACTGACAGTACATCGTGGTTAACAGTAGCAGCACGAAGCTTACCGGAATCCAGTGAAATACCGTCCGCCGTAGCGTTACGAGTACCAATGTTATCAACGATAGTTTTCAAGTTAACGTTAAGGTCAGTGATTGCTTCGATTAACTTAGGGTTTGCGCGAATAACGCCGCCGTCAAACTCATTAGTATAGTTCGTAGCATTCTCTGAAATACCCAATAGCGTGCATAGGTCAACAACATCTTGGTTAAGTTCAGCGCCAAGTGACACAAGGTTAGCTGCGATAGTGTCATCCGAGTTCTGGAAGAATTCAGAGATCTCACGAAGCGTATCGAGTGTCGCTGGCGAGCTATCAACCAACGCGTCAATTTGAGCCTGAACTTGGCCGATTGTAGCCGAGTCGTTAGCGTCCACACCGTCGCCGTGACGAATAGGAACCATTACGCCCGCAGTGTCCGCCAGTTTCAGGAAGGTAGTCAAGTTCTCAAGGGTTAAACCTTCAGTACCTAACTCTACTTTAGAGGACACACCCTGGAGGGCGCGATTATTTAAAATACCCATTATAAGCCTCCAAACAGCTTAGTTTTTAATGTCTTCATCCGGATATCAACGGCGTTTCCAGGATTCACAACCTTAACCCGATGCTTACCGTTCGCATCGACTTCACAAGTAAAGGCGAGCGGTAGCTCCACCCCTACTTGAAAACCTTTTAATATTTGAGCCACACCACTAACCACGACCACATGAATGAGGGCTTTGCCCGTCGCATACCCTATAGCGATATCACAGTCTTCCGCAATATCGATGTCCGTGTCGAAATACCCTACGCCGACATTCATGTCAACCGTTTCAAAGGGTATGTACAGCGCGTCTACTTTATACTTTATGTCACCTATGTCAACGGTGTCGCCCACGACTTCGTTTCCATGCTCGTCGTGGTTTATTAACCGTTTACCTTCCGTATCAATGACTAACTTGTTTGCCCTGCTTGAAACGCTTACAGCACTGTATGGCGCGACGATTATCCCGTCGTCACCTTTAGCGCCCTGTACGCCCGGAGTCGAGATCGTAACAAGCTCGACTCTAGTGGTTTCAAGTACCGTAACGTCTTCGTCAATCTCGATCGTTGTAATGGTGTTAACGTATTCTTCAATCATGCGCGCCGACCACCGTTAAATGGATGCGGAATAAGAACGTAGTAATACCGCCCGACGATACGTGCTTGACAAGATACTTAACCGTGCGCCAGCGTAAATCCGCAACGGTTCCCGCCGTCGTAGCAGCGGGTAGGTTGAACTCGTATTTACCGTCTAGCGCGTCGGTGATGTTAGCCACCAAGTCGAACTCAGATTGATCGGCTTCAAAGAATATTTGAGAACCCGTCAAGTCGATCGGGTCACCGGTCTCTTTGTTCGTCCAGCGAAGCGGGTAAACCAAGTCTTCACCCTCCACCATTTCAACGTTAAAAGTCTCTAAAGCCATGTCGAGCTCCTTAAATCTTTACGATCCCCAGCATTGCACTTGGTACAGTAGCCCCGGTGTGTGTCGTGTCTGGTTCTAGCTTGATGTTAGGCGCGGCTGTGCGAATCTTAAATCTCAACTTCCAATCAGCGAGGAGCGATACACCTGGGAGGGTGTATGTGACGGGAGTTCTATCATATTGCAGCTTTATAACTAGCGATGCGTCTTCAACCTCGTGCCAAGCTCCATCACGGTAAGCTTCCACCCACATTTCTAGGTCTACGGATGTTGAATTTGGCTCAACCCCTAACGTCAGGCTAATGGTGTGCAAGCCGCCGATGCTGCCAGAAATTTCAGTGTCATTATTTGAGGTGCTAATGCCAACAACCTGCTTTCCGACTTCAAATTTAACTGAAACATTAGTATTTTGCGTGATGTCTTGAGTAACGCGACTTACCCCGACAAAGTGCTGAACAATTGGATCGAATGAGACTACGGGGTTTTTCGAGTCGGCATTGTTAACAATGATTTGGTTCCCTGCGACAACAGAGTCAACATCCCCTGAACCCGGATCGCCGGTATCGCCTTTAGGGCCGGTATCGCCGGTATCGCCTTTAGGGCCGGTATCGCCGGTATCGCCTTTACTACCGCGAATAGCTTTTACTGTAGACTTGAGTCGCCACTCACCATTTACTCTTGACGAATAACTAGCGGTCGGCTCCCCATCTTCAGTGTAAAGCAGAATGACACATAAATTTTTATCGCCGTCGTAGTTTGTTAACCAACCTGAATGGCCGGAGGTGTAACTTTCTAGTGAAGCCTGCGCGTCAGCAAGTGAGCCAGAACCCACATCGAAAATGTTCTTTGTCGGTCCTAGCGAGAAACCGCCTCCCGCGGCACTCATATCGTCTATGAGCTCGTTTACTTTCGCAGCGATTACCGCCGACTTGCGGGGCATGGAGCGATCGCCGATTTTTAATTTATCTACCATGGTAGTAGTTCCTATAGGTGGTCGTCGCTCCACATATATAAGCACATTTTAAACGTGTATCACGCCATAAGCAATAACAACCGCTACGCCTTCAGTAAATGCCCTGTAAGCGTTGAATTGTTTATGGTTACGTCGCCTTCCGTGTCTGTACCGATAAGCGGCA